ATCAAGCTCTACAAGGAAGGCTCAGCAGGCCTCGGTATCATCATAGGATAACGTCGTGCGCATTGATGAATTGAGATTAGACGAGCTCACTGGATATCGTGAAAACCCAGTCTATCATCTGTTTCAACAGTCAACGAATCTTGATAATTTTGCCACCAGGTTGAAAGTAGCAGGTTACGATGTCAAAATGTTAGGCAAGGGCGTGTTTGGTATGGTATTTACAAAGCCAGGATCTCAGGACGTCTACAAAGTTTTCACATCAAAGGATCAAGGTTACTTGGATTTCCTGAAATACGCCAAAGCAAACCAAAGCAACCCACATGTTCCAAAGATCCGCGGCGGCTTGATGCGTGTAAAGATGCCACTCAACAATGCAAGTTTCCAGAACAAGGAGTTTTTCATCGTCCGTATGGAAAATCTACAGCCTTTGAATAACGACCAATATCCAAGTGTTCAAGATATGCGCGATTACACATTAAACTTGGAAAGAGTTGGGCGTTATGATGCGGATCTTAATCGTAGGCCAGTTGATCCTGACGAGGTTGCTGAATGGAAAGCACACAATAAAACCCTTGAAGAAAAATTTCCGCAGTTGGCTGAAGTCCTAAACTGGATCTACGAGAATGAAGAGCCAAGCAGGGATAAGAGCATTGACTTGCATCGCGGCAACATCATGCAGCGCGGCCCAGTTAAAGTGATCATCGATCCTTTCTCTTATTTTGGTGACTAAAGGCTTGACAAACCAAGCCACTTTGCTTATATTGAACATGTAAGCAACGAGGAACACATGCGCCACTACATCGTCACCTACACTGACCCGAACGCGCCGTATCCTGCTCCGAAGCAGACGACAGAGATCGCCGCTTCGACCCGCGCGATTTGGGATCAAGCGTTGCGGCTGGGCGTTGTTCACAAAATCTACGAAATCGGGGGCGCTGGTGCTGTTTTTTCAATCCATTGGGATCACAACTTCCTCGGCCTGACGCCTGAGCAAGTTGCCAAGAACCTGGAGTTTTAAGATGAAGGAGGATCTTCTCGAGTCGCAGATGACGGACGCCAAAGACGTGGCTCGCTTCATCTATGCTGGACGCGCCCTGTTCACCATGGTCAGCCAAAAGACTGGCGCCCGCTACACCTACAAGGTGAGCAAGAGCCACAACGACAAAGAGAGCACCCTGCGCTTCGTTAAGGTGCTGAGCGGTCCGAACAACGAGACCGACTACGGCTACCTGGGTTACATCGACACCCGCAATCCTGGCGTGATGTTTGCCGGCAAGAAGGGCAAGCCCGACGCCACCAGCTACAAGGCGATCGCGTTCGTCATCGCCAAAGTGACTAAGGGCGTGATGCCTGAACAGCTCGAGTTCTATCACAGTGGGCAGTGTGGTTGCTGCGGACGGACGCTCACCGTTCCCGAGAGCATCAAGACCGGCCTCGGCCCTGTCTGCGCGGGGAAGCACTGATGCTTACAAAGAAGCAAGAAATCCTCTACGTTGCATACGTGGATGAAGTCTACAAACTTCAAGACCGTGCTCTCAGCCTTCTTTTAGAGTATGAAAAGTGGATCAGCAAAACAGATGACCTTGACGAGATCCGACGGCGAGCAGCGGCCTCTTTGGACTATCGTGAAATCGTGGAGTCTATGGACCTAGTCCACCTAGATCAAGTGATTGAGAGTCTTGAAACAAGCGTCAACGTCTTCATGATGGAAAAACTTTCCGAAAATCTCTAAAAACCTGTTGACAAACCAAGACACATTGCTTATATTGGTTCTGTAAGCAACGGAGATTAGACATGGACATGAACGCCGCCCTCGAAGAACTGCTCGACGCCATCCGCGAAGACTACGCGACTTGGACGGGTCAGGGGCGCCGTGAGATCAACGACATCAGCCGCAAGATGATCGCTGAGTTCAACGAAAGCCTGTCCATCCAGCCGGGCCGTAAATACATCAAAATCGTCAAAGGCGGCAGCGTTTGGGGTTTCATTGTTGCTGATGACAGCGACAAGAAGTTCAAGAAGGGCGACATCCTGAAGGCGGCTACCTGGGCCGCACCGGCTCGCAACCAAGCCCGTGGCAACGTCCTTGAAGGTGGTTACACCATCCAGTGGACTGGCCCGCTTTACCTGTAAGGAGAGAGACAATGTTTCGTGATCTGTTTTTCCAAATGCCGACCTGGTTCAAGATCTGTTTTGTGCTCAGCCTTGTGCTCGGCATTGCGATGATGGTGTTCACCATCAAGGAGTGCGGCGCCAAAAAAGCGTTCCTTCTGGGCGACAAAGCGCCAATGGCAATCGCGCTGGGCATGTGCGAAGAGTGAGGATGTGATGGCTAAACGCACCACCAAAAAGCTTCCCAAGCAGCGTAATTTTTACGCTATGGCGGTGCGCGATCCTTCCAGCCCGTTCCGCCCCAAGACGATCCCCAATCCGCGCGAGAAGGTGATTCCGCGCAAGCGTAAGCACAAAGGACGCGATGATGACTGACAACGAGATGAAAGAACTTATCAACAAGTATGTAGAGATTGCGTATGACACTGACTCAGCAGCTGGCGATTCATACAGTGGCGAGGTTGCTGGTGCTGCTGGTGTCATCCAAGGGTTGCTTCGCCTAGCATATGAGGCTATTCCCGCAGACCATCACCTCAAGACTTGGATTCCGAACTACCTCAAGGAAAAGACTGATGAGGTCGGACAAAAATTTGTGATGCGGAAGCTTGAGTCATGACAACAGACGAACAGAACGATCTCGACATCATGCGCATGATGAAGAAGCGGTTGGCAGCGATAAAGCTAATCGAGGACTTCAGACAGTGGCACCTGCCTGCAGCGGGATCAATGGGCGTCAACGGGCAGATCATCTACACTGGGCTCATACGTGACGCCCTGCGTGGGACTGAGGATGAGGTTGATTTTCTTATCGAGCACCTTGAAGAGCGTAATCAGAGCGCCTTGATGAGTAAGCTTGAGAAGGGCATGGTATGATTTTTCGAGGATGGCAAGATTGGTATCCTTTTAAGCGGACTGGCGAACGTCTGCGTCGTGAGCAAGAATGCTGGCGTCTTTACGAAGCGTCGCAAAAACTTCTCGACAAGATGCATGACAGAAGCTACAAAGGTCTGAACACGAAAGAGCTCAGCCTTGAGATAGATCGGCTGACATTCACGAAGAAGATGATTGATGAGCTCTACCCGGCGATGAAAAACCGTGATCTTGATGGTCTCCGCCGCGTTCATGACTCTTTGGATACCTACCTCCAAAACGAGGTCATGCAAAAACTTTCCTCCAATCTAGATTAACCTCTTGATTTCTCTGAAGATTCATGCTATATAGTATGACAGTCTCGGAGAAATCATGACAAGAAAAATCATTGGAATCTGTGGCTTTATCGGATGCGGTAAAGGCACAGTGGGCGATATTTTAGTTGAAGAGTATGGGTTTACCAAGATCAGTTACGCTGATCGTTTGAAGGATACAGTTGCGGTCATGTTCGGATGGGATCGCAACATGATTGAAGGCGACACACCTGAAAGCAGAGAGTGGCGCGAAACCCCAGATCCATGGTGGACTGAAGAGCTAGGCTATGCTGTGACGCCCAGATTGGTCATGCAGCGTGTTGGCACAGACTGCATGAGGAAAGGACTTGATGACCAGGTGTGGGTTAAGTTCGTCAAGAAGACCATCCAAGAGCATCCAGACACAAGCTTCGTGATACCCGACGTTCGTTTTTACAACGAGCGCGCCCTCGTTCGAGAGATGGGAGGTCAGGTATGGCGAGTAAAGCGCGGTCCAGATCCAGATTGGGTCCAGAAAGCTATCAACGACAACCGTTACGATACGATGTGGATGAAGGAAGAGCATTCAGATATCCATGAAAGCGAGTGGAGATGGCTTGACTATCCAACAGAGTTTGACAAAATTATTCCAAACGACACAGACCTAGCCACTCTGAAAGAACACGTTTATCGCGCTATAGGGGGTTAACCGCGTAGTTATCTCCGTAACCACGCCTGATAAGTAGCCACCAAATAAATACTATTAGAGCATTTTGATAAGCTTTGATAGGAGATCATACATGGCTACATTAGTATCACCAGGTGTAAGCGTTACCGTTACAGACGAGAGCGCATATGCTAGCCCAGGTGCGGGCACCATTCCTCTCATCATTGTTGCTACAGCAGAAGACAAAGTCGATCCAACAGGCACTGAACTTGACGGTATTGCAAAATACACAAAAGCGTCAACATCAGGTCTTGTTGTTCCTGTAACATCACAGAGAGAACTAACACAATTCTTCGGAGACCCAATCTTCGCCGCAACAGAAGGCGCAGAGACAAGCGAATACGGTCTTCTAGCAGCATACAGCTACCTTGGGCAGGGCTCACAAGCTTACATCGTCCGCGCTGATGTTGACCTTGCGTCACTAGTTGCTTCAAACGTTGAACCAACTGGACCAGTCGCAGCAAACACGGTTTGGCTTGACACAAACGGCAGCTCATTCGGTGTTCACGAGTGGAGCGGTTCAGCATGGGTGTCACAGAACGTCATCGTTGAGGTTGATCTTACAGCCGCAGCGGGCGAAATTTCAAACCCAAGCTCATACGCCCCAACTACAACAGCGGTAAACGGCAGCTACCTTGTAGCAGTCCTTTACGATGGCGCATCACCAACTGGTGTTGTCCTAAGTTACTATGTCGGGTTTGGTGGTAACTGGGTTGCCCTCAATACCGCAGGTGCTGGAACGATTTCACAAGCAATCACCTTTGACGCACACTACAACCAGCCAGCAACACCAGCAGCGGGCGATATTTGGGTCAAAACAACGCAGCCAGGTAATGGTTTGAACCTCGTGTTCTACATTGCTGACGCAGCGGGCGAGTTTGAACTAGTCACAGTCCAGGGTGTTGATTCACCAACTAACGGTGTCTATGTTGCACAAGATGGTAGCTCACTCACTAACATCACTTCAACTATGACAAATGGTAATTTTGCCATTGACGTTCTTGCAGCAGCTACTCGCGGATTGCAAATTCGCCGAGTTGCATCAGGTGCTCCAGCAGCACTTACACTCGCATTCGTTGCTCAAGACGATGAGCCAACAGGTCCAACAACTCCTGGCACACTATGGTTCGACAACACTGAGACTCAGCTAGACATCCTTCGCAAGGTTGGAAGCGCATGGGAGCGTGTCAATGAAGATGACATCCAGTATTCAACTACCGTGCCAACTTTCGATAAAGACGGAAATGCTCTTTCAACTGATGACATTTGGGTTGAAACAGATGGCACAGAAGGCGAATATCCAAAGCTTTACCGTTGGAACGGAACAGAATGGTTAGCACACGACAACACAGACCAGAGCACAGACCGCGGCGTCTTGTTTGCTGACTTTACAAATGTTGATCGTGACACAGTATCAGATGGTGCATTTACTACAGCACAACTTTTTGATAGCTCACCAGATCCACTTCTATACCCAACCAACATGCTCGCAGTGAACATGGCGTTTAGCCAGAATACACTCCGTGTATGGACCGCAGGTGTATTGAACCAAGACTTGTCAACAACCAACGCTTGGATTAATGCAGTGCCAAACAAGGCAGACGGTTCAGGTGCATTTGGTCGTCTTGCTCAGCGTCGTTACATCGCTACGAAGATGCAAGCTGCGGTTGCTGGAAACGAAGATCTCCGCGATCCAAACCGTAACTTTACGCTTCTTTGTGCACCTAACTTCCCAGAGCTCACAGACGAGCTTGTCACGCTCAACGCAGACCGTGGCGAGACTGGCTTCATCATTATCGATACACCAATGCGTCTCACACCAACCCAAGCAACAAACTGGGTCCTCGGTGTTGGCGCAACAGAGAACGGCGAAGAAGGTCTTGTTACAAAGAACACCTACAGCGCAGTCTACTACCCAGCAGGTCGTTCAACAACGCCGGCTGGTGACACTGTAACCGTTCCAGCAAGCCACATGGTGCTCTACACCTACGCTTACAACGACAACATCAGCTACCCATGGTTTGCTCCAGCAGGCTTGACACGTGGTGTTGTTCAGAACGGTAGCGCAGTTGGTTACATTACTCCAGAGGGAGAGTTCAAGTCTGTATCACTCAGCCAGGGACAGCGTGACGCGATGTATCTCAACAAGCTCAATCCAATCGCTCAATTCCCACTTGAGGGTGTTGTGGTGTTTGGTCAGAAGACTCTGCACCCAATCGACAGCGCATTGGACCGCGTCAACGTAGCACGCCTAGTTGCCTACCTACGTGAGCGTTTCGACGAGATCGCCCGTCCGTTGCTCTTCGAACAGAACGACCGTTTGACACGTCAGCGAGCAGTTCAGTTGTTCGAAAGCTTCTTGAGCGACTTGCTCACCAAGCGAGCATTGACAGACTTCGCAGTTGTTTGTGACGAATCAAACAACACACCGATCAGAATCGACCGTAACGAACTCTACATTGACGTGGCAATCGCGCCAACCAAAGCAGTTGAGTTCATCTACATTCCGATCCGTATCGTGAACACCGGCGCCCTATAATATACGCCGTTTAAGGTGATAAGTAAATGGGCAGGGAAACCTGCCCATTTTCGTTCAAAGGATTAGCACAATGAACATGAAATTTTGGCAATTCTGGACCGTAGCAGTCTTGATCGTTTTTGCATTAGCAATTGGTCACTTCTACTTCGGAGTTTTCCATTTTATATTAGCATATGATCAAACCTATCTCAGCTTCGTGAATATTGGATTGTTAGCACTAGCAAATATCCTGATTGCTAGGTTTCATCTCAAGAAAGATTACGCAGACGAAAGTCATGGCATGATTAGATACATCTCAGACGCAACAGTTGCGATTGGATTGCTAGGGACGTTGATTGGGTTTATGCTCATTCTTTGGGCAGTGTTTGGTCCAGGCGTCATTATCGACCCAACCAACATAACAACAATGACAGAGGCTATGACCAAGATGGCACAAGGCATGAGCGCGGCGCTGATTACATCTCTCACCGGTATCGCGTCGTCAATTCTTATCAATCTACAGTTGGCGATTCTTGAAGAATGAAGGGGCAAGCTAACACACTGGCGTTTATCGACCTGTTGTTCAACCTGTTGTTGGGCATCACGTTCATGTTCATCATGGCGTTCTTAATGATTAATCCAGTTGCAGATACCGGTGAGGTTGACCCACCTGTCAGGATCATGGTTGAGCTAACGTGGCATGACAAGAGTAAGGTTGACTTTGACTTGTGGGTGAGATCACACGACGGCACATGGATAGGTTATTCAAACAAAGAAGGCAATTATATGACGCTTGAGCGTGACGACTTGGGTGAGACAAGCGACACATATACGTTAAACGGGCAAGCGGTAACTGTTGATAGAAACTACGAAGTAATAAACTTTTCTGCACTTCCACAAGGCGAGTATGTTGTAAACGTTCATTACTACGCAGGCACGACTGGTCCAGAAGAAGTAACAGTTAAGGTAACTCAACTTTCACCTTACAAACTACTGCACACTAGAACACACATGCTTAATCTACGTGAGGAATGGACGATGGTGAGCTTTACGGTTGACCATGAAGGTGTTGTAAGAGATATTCGAGACGATCTTCAAATTCCGTTCCGCCGAGAGCAACAAGGAATGACCCCAAATGACCTATGAGATTTTGATAGCAGTTGGCATTATAGCAGCGGTGCTCATTACCTTCCTCGTGTATTGGTCAAAGGCACATACACTGATCAAAATGTCAACGCTTGTTGGTCTACTAATGCTTGGTATGCTAGCAATGGCGTTTTATGATGACATGCTTGGTGCGCCTCTACCGTTCCATCCAGGAGACAAGTTTTTCCTTGTTCACTATATCATAACTCCTGACAGCCAGATCTACATCTGGGCGTTCACGCAGGATGATGAAAAGCATAGGTTGCACGTTATCCCTTATGATCGTGAGACAGCCGGGAAGCTAGAAGAATCACAGCGTCGTGGTCACGAAGGACGCCCAGTATTTTTAGAGTTCACCCCTCGTGAGGGGGGACGACCAGGGATTATCATTATCCCGATGACTGCGCCCGGAACCGCACCAACAAAAGACACTGGAAGCACGATGACACCATGAAAAAAGGAGCCCTAAGGGCTCCTTTTCAACCAGCGGCTGCACTACAGTAGATACCATCCGGGACCACGGCTCAGGTATGCGGGGAGGACTTCCGCTGTAGCAACGCACCTATACATCAACGGCGTTTCTAGTCGGCCGTTACAGTGCCATGTGTTGATGCCACAATGTCTCTTAAGGGTTCCATCATGTTTACTGGTTAGAGGTAGGAGCCAACAACGGCTCCCAAGCACACACTCAACACAACAAAAAAGGCTAGCAGCCAAAACGGCGGCAGGTCCGGGCCTCGCTGCACTGGCGGCGCAGGTTGTTTTGGCATCTCACTTCAGCCCGGACGGCAGGATAAGCGGCCAGAAAGGCTGTCCTTTGACACCAGTCGTATTGGCCAAAGCAAACGCAATCGCCGGTGCAAACGTCAGCATCGCGCACATAATCACGATGTTGAGCACAAAGAAGGGAACGTTCATCATCTTACATCTCCAGTTTCAGAAGGTTGCGGATCCGGGCTTCCATCACACCCGAGGTCATCATAACAGTGTCGCGGTCAGGAGTCTCATACAGCATGTCGAACGCAGCACGGGCTTCTGCCAGCATGAGCACCAGCTCTTCGATGGCGCGGGCACCTTCGTTCGTCAGCTTTGACGCCTCATCTGAGCCCCACAGGTCAGCAGTGAGTTCGGTGTATTTCGTCTTCAGCATGTCCGTCTCCTTTGCTACATCACCAATATAAGCAAAGTGCCTCGAAGAGTCAAGGAAAATTTTTGAGAAAATGCATAAATACTTCTAGCAGAGCGCACATAAGGAGATAGACGAATGGCAGTTCTTGATAAGCTAAGTGTCCCAGTTAACGGTGAGAGCCAGGGCACACTCATGCCTAAACTACAATTCCGCTTCCGCGTCAACTTCATCAACATGGGTGCCGGAGACACAAAAGTTGCTACAAACAACGTTGTAAGTGTCACTCGTCCGAACCTTACACACGATGAAGTTCTAGTGGACACATACAACTCACGCATCTACCTTGCTGGTAAGCATTCATGGGAACCAGTCACAATTGAACTACGTGACGACATCACATCAGCTACTTCAGCATTGCTAGATCAACAGGTTGCAAAGCAGATTGATATGGCAAACCAAAGCTCACCACAAGCTGGTGTAAGCTACAAATTCCAAGTTGAGATTGAAAACCTTAACGGTGGTAATCCAGACCCAGTTGTCCTTGATACATGGGTATTGAGCGGTTGCTACATTTCAAACCTGACTTACAATGAGACTAACTACGGTAGCGGTGGTGAATACCAGACCATTTCAGTTCAGATCCGTTACGACAACGCAGCTCACTTTGTTGGCAGCATTGATAACCTCAGCAATCCTAGCTTCCAAATTGATACTGACACGCAAGCTGGCGCAACCCAGTAACGCTAATTAGGACCGGCTGAAGTAGTTTGAACTGCCCGCTTCAGCCGGTTTCTCATAGGGAATCATGATGGATATTCAAAGGTTAAAAACACTTAGTGGTATAGCTGAAAACAACCTGTATCCAGGAGTCAATACCTATCAAGTCGTTCACCTTATGAACAAATTTGTAAGCGAGCTGAAAAGAACAGATCCGTCAAGTATTGCTGAAGTGATATTGAAGTATGAAGCTGAACTTGATGATTTGCTTAGAGATGCCAACAGCACTAAAATCATGTCAGTTGCAGACAAGGCATTAGCTGATTATGAAAAACAGATGCATCATTTGAGGAAATAACTTGGCTATAACTAACTTTGCACAAGAAGTATACAGCACAGATTCTCCAGGTCCAATGGACCTTTCTCCACGACAGAAATTTAACTTCACATTGCAAATACAGCAATTTGATCAATCAATTGTCAATTTCTATAAAGTAAGCAATGTAACACAACCAAGCTTCAATTTTGATAATCAGGTGATGAACCAATACAACAGGAAGCGAGTTGTTCAGACACGAATGAACTATGATCCTGTGACAGTCACATTTTACGACACTTTTGACGACCAATGGTATAATATGATGAACGAATACATCGCACACTATTACCATGGTGGGGATGGCATACGACAACGTATCCAGCCTGAGGGCGAGAGCACAATCATTCCAAATTTCCAAACGTATATGGGCTATACGCCTAACTCTACACGAAACTTCTTTCCAGAGATTAGGATTATCCAAAACGGAATTCATGGACGCCACCGTGGTTGGATTTTGAAGCAGCCATATATCACAGCAATATCTGGTGACACACTTGATTACAGTGACAGTAATCCAGTAATGTGGACTGTAACATTCCAGCCAGAGAGTGTTCAAACCTACGTTGAAGCAACTCAGTTTGAAACTTTAACTGGCACACGAAATCCATAATAGAATGACCTTGGTTTAAACTAAATACTGGTATGAGCTCATACCTATCTAACAAATACACAAAAATTTATTATGAAATAATCAATCGTGCTCAATCGCGTGATAAGATTGATGGGTATACTGAAACCCATCATATTATCCCTCGTAGTTTAGGTGGTTCTGATTGTAAGGATAACCTTGTAATTTTAACAGCCAGAGAACATTTTTTGTGTCATAGGCTGTTAACAAAGATGACAACTGGAAAAGAAAAAAGCAAAATGGTTTTTGCTATGTGGGCGTTTACCCGTTCGAGTCGAAATCAAAGTCGTCAGATTATTAATAGCCACATTTATTCACATATTCGTGAAGAATGGGCTAAAGAAATTTCAAAATTAAATTCAAATGTGCCGCGACGAAATCTGACTGAAGATGAAAAAAGAAAAATGAGTTTAGTCAGAAAAGGAATTCCAAAGTCTGAAGAAACTAAAAAACGTATGCGAGAGGCTTGGAAAACTCGTTCAAAAGAATTTAGTTTGGATCATAGAAAAAAGATTACTGAAGCTAATATAGGTCGAACGGCTTCAGAAGAAACAAGACAGAAAATGTCTAAAGTTAGATCAGGAATAAATCCAGTCTGGACACAAAAAACGTTTGTTTGTGAACATTGTGGTAAAACAGGGACAGGAATTTCAAATTACAACCGTTGGCATGGAGACAACTGTAAGCATAAGGAAATTACATAATGTCGTCATACCAGCAAGGCTTTTACCAACCAAAAAATCCTGAAAAATATATTGGCAAACACATACCAAAGTATCGTTCAGGCTGGGAACTTCAATTTATGAGAATGGCGGACAACCATCCAAACGTTTTGGCATGGGCAAGCGAAAGTCATCGTATTCCTTACATCCATCCAATCACAGGCAAGCGTTCAAATTACGTGCCTGATTTTTTCGTGATCTACGTAGACAAGGATGGCAAGAAACACGCAGAGCTTGTAGAGGTAAAACCAAGCAGCCACATGGTTGGACAAGCCAAGGGCCAGTATGACAAGGCAATGGCTGTCATAAACGAAGCCAAATGGCGCTATGCGCAGCAATGGGCAAAGCAGCAAGGCATCGGCTTCCGCATCATCACAGAAAACGAGATCTTCAACAAGCCGCAGAAGCCAACAGCGCGGCGCGGACCACGCAAGGCTGTGAGGAAGAAGCGATGAGATTAGAACAGATTGAACCAATCGCTGAGGTTAGTGTGATCTCAAGCTGGATCCAAGATCTTGATTACATTGGTGACAATGTTGTTCTCATGACGCTCAACAATGGTCGTCAGTATCGCGTATTAGGCGTAGGCGAAGGATTATTTAGACAGTGGGTTAGTGCGCCAAGCAAAGGAAAGTTTTGGCATAGTAACATCAAAGGAAATTATAGGGTAAGTAGAACATGACACGCAAATTGGAAGAAACATTCAATTTACCACCGCTAGATCTGCCAGAGGATCTTGAGGATGAGATAGAGGATATCAATCAGTATTCACCAGAAGAGATCAACGCTCTTATGGAGCGGGCTGACAAGATTGATGCTGCACTGCCGCAAGTCTCAGGATTGGATCGCATTGACGCTGATTATGATGACTATGCAGAGAAGGCAATTGATGCGTTCACCGATCTGTTCGAACTAAGCAAGAACGTTGAAGACCGTCATGCAGCAGACATTGCTACGGCGGCAAGCAACATGCTAGCAAACGCCCTCAACGCCAAGACCAATAAGGCGCAGAAAAAGATTGAGATGGTCAAGCTACAGATACAGAAAGCAAAGCTAGAGCACGAGCAAGAGAAGCTTGAGTATTTGAAGAAGCGTCACCTCAAAGAAAAGACTGATGATGTTGAGGAGACTGAGGGTAGAATCATCTCCACACGCAACGACATTTTGAACGATATCCTTGCAGGCATAAAAAGAAGCGAAGACTCATAAATACTAAAAACAGGAGACTCCTATGACGAAAGACCTAGGGCAATATTTGGCAGAGAATGAAGCAGTCCACGAGTTTCGTGTAAAGATTGCTATGGAGCCAACTGACAAGCAGCTCGACGCAATGGAGTTGCACCTAAGAAAGTATGATGGGTTCGATATTACGACACCTAAGAAGACAATCATTCAGCGTAACCCACGCGATTTCCGCAGCATTGACGCCGCAGAGGTTTACATGATTGACTTCAAAACACGCCAGCCAGCATCACCACTTCAGTTGCTAGCAGAGCTTACACAAAAGATGGGTATCCACGAGCGTTTCCTAATCGTTCGCAACAAGCTTGAGCCTCTACACATTGAGGACGAAGCTGAAGAGATGCCAGAAGAGAAATATAAGGCACGCCTAACTGATGAGAAATACAGTGAAGCAGAAAAAGTAAAGGGTGATCAATTCTACGGTGAGAAGTTCAAAGCATCGTTCCTAAAAGACATTGCCAAAACCCGCGCAGAACATTTGAAGAAGGTGAAAAAGTAATGGATAAAGCAGCATTGGATAGACTACGTCGTCTAGCAGGAACAGAAGCAAAGACTGAATTGCCAAAAGACGAGTCACGTAGAAACATGTATCAGATTCGTGACCTTATGGAGTCAGCAGAAGATCGTGCACGTTACGACGCTGCACAAGGTCCTGACAAGAAGAAGGTCACGCTAAAGAAAGCACCTTGGGAAAAGGATGAAGTGAAAGAAGCTGAAAAGCCAGATTTTGCTGACATCGACGGTGATGGTGACGAAAAGGAAACTGCAAAGAAAGCTGCTAAGGACAAAAAAGAAATGACCGAAGCAGACCAGATGCGCGAATGGGCAAATAGCATCTACAAGCAATACGATGACCGTGGCACTTACCAAGAGCAACCAGATGGTGAGACTGTTGATCTCAGCCTACGTCGTTACCTAAACGCAAAAGCAATGCCGGTCAAGATTGAAGAAGATCATACTGAAAAGGGCATGATCAAAGAATACAAGATGTTCAAAGAAAAGGCTGACAACCCTTACGCAATTGGTATGTCACAAGCAATGAAGTCAACTGGCGACAAGCCACCACTCAAAAAGTCAACAATCAAGAAGGCACACAAGATTGCTAAGAAGGTTGATGAGGCCTATGCTGCCTATGACAAGGATGGCAAAGTCGTTGGAAACTACAAGGATTTGGCAACGGCAAAGAAGATGAAACCAGGACACACATATAAGAAGAGCAAGGGCAAGACTGATGACAAAAAGAAGTGAACTCAAGCGCCTCCGCAAGCTGGCTGGCATTCTTAAAGAGAGCACCCTCAATGAGGAAATGGCTCAGGCATGGCGTAAAAATGGTCGTTGGACTGATGGCACTTACACTGAGGGTGATGCAATCACCTGGCGTGGACTCGGTTGGAACCTTGAATGGGAACCAGATCCTCAGGGCCTAGCAAACAACCGTGATACTGGTCAGCCTGTTGAAGGTGCATGGTTTGCAGTGAACGACGATGGCGAAGAGATTGAATTTGAGCCTGGCATGGAAGATCGTCATGATCCACAGTTCAGCGCCAAGCCGGCATTTCCAGAGAGCACCGGCCGTCCAGTAGTCGAAGCACCGTATAACACAGGGTCTGATGAAGCTGTTCTTGAAAAGATGATGAATGAAATGCGCAAGATGGTAGATCGTATTGAGTTTTTGTCAAGACAGGGCGGTTCTCTTGAAAAGCGCATTAACGCTATTGGCGGTGATCCAAGCTACGTGGCAGATTTGCTGGCTGTTGCAGGTGATTTACAGCGAGCAATTGATGAAGTTGATTATGGAGCGAGAGCACATCTTTCGCAGGAGTAAGATGTGAACACTGTAAACACAGACCTAACTAAGCGCCCTTACCAGACGCAAAGTATGACACAGAATGAACTGAGAGAGCTTGCTCTTTGTTCAATCAATCCCTTGCACTTTGTTCGCCATTACTGCTACATTCAGCACCCAACAAAAGGTCGTCTGCCCTTCAATCTATTCCCGTATCAGGAAGGATTGATCAACAGTTACAACGACTATCGCTATTCAATCAGTTTGCTCTCACGTCAAACTGGGAAGTCAACCTGTGCTGCGGCTTACTTGCTATGGTTTGCGATGTTCAAGCCAGACAGCACAATCCTTGTAGCAGCACACAAGCGTGAAGGCGCAAACGAAATCATGACACGTTTGCGCTACATGTATGAGAACTGCCCAGACCACATCAGAGCGGGCGTGACAACGTATAACAAGGGCAGCATTGAGTTCGACAACGGCAGCAAAATCATTGCGCAAGCTACGACTGAAAACACTGGCCGAGGTTTGTCACTTTCACTTGTCTACTTGGACGAATTTGCGTTCGTTCCACCTCGTGTTGCGCAAGAGTTCTGGACCTCCATCTCACCAACCTTGTCAACTGGTGGTAAGTGTATCATCACGTCAACGCCTAACCAGGACGATGACCAGTTTGCACAGATTTGGAAGCAGGCTAACAAGCGCGTAGATGAATACGGTAACGAGACAGAGGTTGGTATCAACGGCTTCCGTCCATTCCTAGCCAAGTGGGATCAGCATCCAGATCGTAACCAAGAGTGGGCTGACAACGAGCGCGCAAAGATTGGTGACGAGCGCTTCCGCCGTGAACACGAGTGTGAGTTCATCGCGTTTGATGAAACCCTCATCAACAGCATCTACCTAAGTGAAATGGACCTTGGAATGGAGCCAATGCGCAAGCACGGGCAAGTCAGATGGTATGACACAATCCGAGACGAACAAACCTATCTAGTAGCACTGGACCCTAGCCTAGGAACAGGCGGCGACCCAGCAGCTATTCAAATATTCGCTATTCCTGGTATGCGCCAAGTTGGTGAATGGCAGCACAACAAGACTCCAGTTCAAGGGCAAATCAAAATCTTGAAAAGCATCTTGGAAGAAATTGAAGAAGCTGCACCGAATAGTGAAATCTACTACAGCGTAGAAAACAATACGCTGGGAGAAGCCGCATTAGTTTCAATCGATGAAATGGGTGAAGAAAACCTTCCGGGGATTTTTCTCAGCGAACCAAAGCGTCGGGGTAACGTAAGGCGATACCGTAAAGGCTTCAACACAACGCATTCAACAAAGCTTGCGGCTTGCGCAAAGCTAAAAAGATGGGTTGAGGAAGATACAATGAAGATTCGAAGCAAGAATCTCACTCGCGAACTCAAAACATTCGTGGCCCGGGGTAACAGCTATGCAGCCAAGGACGGAGAAACCGATGACCTAGTCATGGCAACTCTCTTGGCTGTCCGTATGGCGATGCTTGTGGCAAAATATGACTCAGAAGCATATGAAGATCTTAAAGACAGTTTTGACGATTCAGACATGCGTAAGCCTATGCCCGTTGGGTTCTTGTAAGCCTACCATAATTCCAACCTGATGGTAGATCACGCGACATACGTTCTTCCATCCCGTTGTTAATCCACCGCTTTCCAGCCACTGCCTTTGACATTTTTTCTAATGTCTCTCTTGATCTTTTACGACCTTTGTTCACAAGTCCAAGGTTTCTTCTGTGCTCTTCAGATAGTTTTCTTCCTGTTAATGTTTGAGAGATTTTCTTTTTGTGAGCATCAGTAATTATCTGTTCTGCTCTTATCATTTTCATTTTAACAGCATGTTCTGGAGATAGGTTTCTTCCTGTCAGTGACTGCGATATTTTCTTTTTATGGCTTTCTGATAATGGAACACCGCCGTTCCAGTCTGATTTCTGATTTAGCCAAAAATTAGACTCACCGACGCGCATTTTTTTAAGAACACGACTTTCCCAGTTTATTGCGTCATTTGGGTTAGAAAAAGTTTTTCTTATTTGAATAATGTTTGGCTCTCCATATTTCTTGCGAGCGTCACGAACATATTTTGACGATGTAAAATAAGTTGACCATAAGTCATCAGGATGACAATTTTGAGCATACCGCACTCCGTAATACCATAGGTTTTGGTCAGACCAGCCGATTAGATACGTATAGGGCATATAAATATTCATGCTGTAACTCCTCCAAGTTATAGAGTGATTGGACGTTGGCGCGTCGTGAATCACATCGCTATTTATTGACGAAAACATAAATACTAACATGGTAAGCTCAGTCGAAAACATTTCTCAACAGATTTTCAAAATCATCAAAGGTTTTGGACATGACGTCGTCCTCTTTACGGATGGCGGCAAGAAAACAGTCAACCCAGAGGAAGCGCGACGTTTTTACGCAAAAGATATCCAGATGATGGTCAACTTCGTTGTTGACGAAACCACAACAGAGATGGTAATCAACCTCTCAAAAGACTCAGACATCAAGGCATTAAAGCCTATGCTAAGTGGATTGCGCAACCTGGCAAACCGCTACATCATCGAATACACAGTCAAGACTTTTGGTAAGTCAATTGAACCAAGGGATTTCGCATACATGGCAAAAACAGTAAAAGAATCAAAAGACTCAGCAGCAATGAACGCCTACAAGCAAGGCAAGGAGGCCAAGTCTAGAGGATATGATCGTGCATCATGCCCAATTAAGAAGCATAGCACAGAAAAATACTGGTTAGCTGGTTTTGATGGCAAAGCATTCAAGGATGTAAAAAAGGTATCTGAATCAGAGCAGTTAGACGAATTAACACCAAAACAGAAGGCCATGAAGCAAGGAACACAGACTCGCTATGTTTCTGGTGGTCCAACTCGCACATACAACACTCGCGCGCCGTTTGCTAAAAATGTTTCTGACATGGACCCTACAGATCCATCTCATGCAAGAGCAATGAAAGTTCTTAGCCAGCCAGGAATGAAAACAGCATACGATAAAGGCGTGACCGCACAGAATAAGTTAGATCGAGCTCGTGACACTGTTGATGGAGGTCGTGATTGGCAAGCAACACAAAAATTGCGCCGTAGTCACAGACTGCAAGGCGATCCGGAAAAAGGAGACGATATGGCAAAAGCATATACAGGTCGTCGATTTAGACAGCGTTATTATGGTGACGGTGATCGTATCGCCGGACCAGTTGGCAGACTACCAGAGTCAGTTACTGAAGGATTTAGCGGCTGGCACGGATCAGCACGTAAGAGCATCAACGAACTAGGCGACGCAAAGCTAATCGTTAAGCACAAGCGCAGTGTAGATGAGTCACAGCGCGGCGCACGTTCACGTCAGATTGAGAGCATCTTTATCGAGAACAGCGCAGGTGAGCGTTTCAAGTTTCCTTCAAACAACCTCACCGCTGCTAAGGCAATGTGCCGCC